TGATTTATTGGAATAATACAGTAATAATATTAATATTATTACTGTATTTTTACTGGATTTGCTGTATTATTACAAATATTAAGGTATGTAATTAATCTTATTGTATTATTATTGTATTATTACACATAAACACGGTCGCAAACCATCGTTTTTGATTATTTAAGGTGATTATTATATTAAAATAATTCTTGTATGTATATATATAACACAAGAACCGAATGAGTGGAATTGATTTTGATAGTCGTATCTCCTACGAACCATATCATATCTACTATGATTTAAACATCCTCAACAACGACACGACTGGAAGAGAGCGTCCGCCCTTCCTCCAATTCACAGAGATTAGGAACTCCCCTTATTTAGCAAACCCTAGCGACTATTTCGCTTCGGTTGTACGGTTTAGTTTAGAGACCCCTACTCTACCAGTCATCATCCCCCAAGTGAAAGTCGGTGGTGCTACGATTAATGAATTGATATACACAGTCAGTATGTCGCATCCATTTCTCCCAGCACCTATTTCAGTTCCAGTCATCTATGTCCCCCAAAACGCGACCTCTTTGAAACCCCCTCCTTCCTCCATAACTGCTGCGAGTGATATTATTAATGAATACTACTACACCTTCACATACAAACCCTTTATTGATATGGTGAATACAGCATTAAGGACTTGCTGGAGTTTAATTCGTGCCGCGATTGGAACAATCAACGCTGCCTTTGACGACGACAGTTTCCCTTATCTGTGGTGGGATGCGGACGCCAACATCGCCACTTGGGTAGTTCCAGCACAACTATTCCAAACCCCAACGGCGAATAACCCTAATCCAGATTTAAGTTTAGGGGGTCTCCCTGCCGTCGGTGGAACAATCTCCCCTATCTCCCTATTCTTCAACGCCCCCCTATTCAATCTGTTTAGCAGTTTCACGGCGTTCCAAAATGGTTATGAAGGGGTCGCCCCTTTGAACTGGCGTATGCTATTCCCAGACACAATTACAGTCAATCCCTACCAAGCATCCGTATTCACAAACAACCCTACTGTAGCAAACGCATCTATGCCGACCTTCCCTACCCAATTCACAGCGGCAGCACTACCCCAACAACCCCTCCTCCTATCGTTATTAAGGGTGTCCCAAGAATACCCCACTACTCCCCTTTGGTCGCCAGTCCAATCCATCGTATTCACAACATCGTTGCTCCCTATCGCCTCCTCCATCGTCAGCACCCCAGTCCTATTCGGTCAAGGGGCAGCATTTACTACAAGGGGCAACAACTCTGGTATTGCGAATATCCTTACAGATTTAGAAATACCTTTGGAGAAGGGGTGGCAGTTCAAACCCTCTATTAATTATGTACCCACCGCAGAATATCGGTTATTTGACCTCAACGGAAACGCCCCCTTATCTGCGATTGAAATTAGCGTCAATTGGAAGGATACATTCGGTCGCCTCAACCAAGTTCGGTTAGGTTCAAGTTGTAATGCCTCTATTAAGATTATGTTTAGACGCAAGGACTTTCAAGGGGTCGTATAACAATTTAGACAAATCATTTGTAATATTAATATTAAGGAACAAATTAATATTAAAATAATTTTCGTATAGTATATTATAACATCGCACAAATGTCCTCCGCTGATTTCCAGAAAGTCCTTGTCCGTGATGAACGCCTCAACTGTAAGGACAGTATCAAGTATGCCGTCCAGAAGTCAGGACAGAACATTACCGTCGCCGAGTTCAACGCTATTAGCGAGAACCAGAACTCCCACACCTACAATATCCAAGTCCCTAGCGAGACCACGATTATTGACCGTCGTGTTATTTGGGAAAGCACCGTGATTGCGAGGATTTCCGTCCCTGCTGCCGCTGCTACTGCTGCCATCGCCGCTGGTGTCGCTGGTGCGACCCCCCTTGCCTCGCTCGGTTATTCCAACGCACTTGGAGCATTCCCCCTTCACTCTGCTTGTTTGACCCAGCAATTCACCATCAACAACAACTCCGTTTCAATCAATATGAACGATGTCCTCCCAGTCATCCTCCGCTTCCACGACAAGCGTGAATTGATGAGGTATAACGGTATGACCCCTAATATGTTTGATACTTACAACCGATACAGCGATGGCGTCGGTGCGAACAACAACGTTTTAGGCAATTATACCACCAACTCTTTTGACAACGACCTCTACGCTCGTGGTTCATTCTTGGACGTCCAAGTCAGCGGTGCTGCCGATGCTGCTGGTGCTGTTCCAGCGTTTGGAACTGCTATTTATGCCCTTCCTACTGTCGCCCAAGCAGCAGCAGCGGCAAACGCCTTCGCCAATATGTATTACATCCGCTACACCGTGCGAGAACCTCTTTTAGCAAGTCCTTTTATGTGGTGTAAATCAACTCACAGCGGACAAGGATTTTATGGTATTCAAAACCTAAATGTCGTGTTCAATCTTTCAACCGATAAGGTGTCTCGTATTTGGCGGTCTGGAAACCTTTGGGAGAGCAGCGAACAAAACCCTACCACATACAGCATTCTCTCTTACTCTGGAAGCAAACTCATCTTCAACTTCCTCACCCCTAAACCGAGCGATATGTTGTCCGCTCGTAATGTTGTTCCTTACTGGGAGATGCCTCGCTACTTATCCACACAGAACGGCACTATCCCCTACGCCACTCGTGGTGCTGCCCCAGCACAGAGCGTCCTCGTCCCAGCAGACGCTCGTCTTACATTCACTACCACCCAACTCAATCAAATCCCAGACAAGTTGCTAATCTTCGTCCGCAAGGCGAAATCATCGCAATTGATTACCGACGCCGACTTCGCCCTCGCTATTCGCGGTATTAGCATCAACTTCAATAACCAGAGTGGTATTTTGGCATCCGCCACCCAAGACCAGTTGTTCCGCTACAGCGTGGAAGCAGGAAGCAATCAGTCGTGGGAGGAGTTTAGGGGGTACGCCAACAACGCCAACAACGCCACAGGTCTCGGCAAACAAATCCCCACCGCAGGAGCATACCTTATGCTTGATATGGGTCGCCATATCCAGATTACCGAGGACTACTATGCCGCTGGGTCGCTGGGAAATTTTAATTTACAATTCACTTTGGACGTCAGCAACTATACCGAAACTCCGTTTTCCCAAGCAGCAGCAACACCTATGCCTATTGAGATGGTTCTCATCACACTCAACAGCGGTCTCTTTGTCTGTGAGAAGGGTCAGTCCGCCACTTATACTGGTATTCTCACGAAGGACGATGTTCTGTCCGCCTCCCAGCAGTCCCCTCATTCCAGCGGTGATGTGGAGCGTCTTGTCGGTGGTTCTTTGCTTGATAAGTTGGGTTCTATGGCGTCTATGGTCGCCCCTTCTCTTCTTAAAGAGGGAGCAAAACTCATCCCCAGCGATATTAAGTCCGCCATCTGCGGTAGTGGTCGGCAGCGTAGGGGCGTTGATGACCGTCTCCATTAATCAGCGTCCCCAATTCCCCACTTTTTCACAATTTCCAAGAAGTATCCTAGGTGGGTGAAAACTCCTACCAACCTACCATTTCAAGATTTTTAATATTAAGGCGAAATTAATATTAAAATAATTATGTTATACTATATTATAACATCGCACAAATGTCTTTGAAGGATTTAGTCGTCGCTTGTGGAAAACAGAACACCGCCGCCTCTGGTGTCCTCACTATTACGAATACCAATATTGGTGTTGGGGATGTTTGCGTCGCTTCATTTTCTACCGCTGTTGGAACTGCCTCCGCTGCTACACAGTTGAGAGGTATATGCTCTGCTGGTGCTTGTACCATTACCGCCGTTGATGCTGCTGGTGCTGCCGTCGCCGTCGCCGTAGGCGTATCCTACTTTATTTTGAAACCCCAAGCACTCTCTTTTGGTTCAGCATAATCCCCAAAATTAAGATAAATATACCCCTACGCATTAAGCACTTCTTCCTACCAATCTACCATAAGAATAGTTTAGGAGAGGTTCTGGTAGTTTGGTAGATGATTTTCGTCTTCTAGGATTAAACCCATAGAACACGAAAAAGTGGGGAATTGGGGACGGAGAGGTATGAATATATCTAACCTCTATATGTATAGAATGACGAAGCAACCAGAATACGACGACGATTTAGAAAACCTCCTCAAAGGCGAGGCGGAGAAGGCAGAGAGTTTATCCATCCTCCACCGCTTATCCCACGAGAAGTATAACCGATACAGCAACGCAATCAATATCCCAGTCATCGTGGGGTCATCTGCGATAGGGTTCGCAACTGGCGTAAAAATTGAGTATGAGGACATCAATATCGTTCTTGGTATATTTAGCGTGGTTATAGGGTGTATTAAGGCGTTGGATAGTTATTTCCAACTCGCCCAAAGAAGCGAACGCCACCGCATCGTGTCCCTTCAATACGCCCAGATATGTCGCAAAATCGCCGTAGAGTTGGCGTTGGAGCGTGATGTAAGGTTGGAGGCAAAGGAGGCACTCAATATGATACGGACGGATATTAAAAACTTGGAGGAGATTGCCCCTATTATTCCAGATGACGTAATTGATATATATAAGGCAAAATACCCCAAGACCGAGGGCGAGAAGGTGAAACGCCCCAACATAACCAACGGTCTAACCGAGATAATCATCAATAAACCCCCAGTTCCTTTGGGAGTATCCGCCGACGTGGTTGTTGTAAAAAATCACGGAGTAGAAATAATAGATGTTGATGGAATGATGTAATTAATCACGGAAATAATATTAAAATAATTATATTAAGGTATAATATAACGGAAATGGTTGGATACAACGACGCATACAATCGTGCTTTAACGGCAAAAAGCAACGCTCTTCAACGACGCAAAGGTGAGATGATAGACCGTCTCAACGGTTCTGGTCGTGGCGACGAAGAAGACGAGGATGATTATTTGAGTGAGGAGGATATGGAAGGTGGTGGTGCTTATGAAGACGAATATGAGGACGAAATGGTTGGCGGTTCTTTTGAGGAAGCGTCTCGTGAGGTCGGCGGTGCTATGGCGTATGGCGGTGCTTACGGTTATACTGGCGGAAGAGAAACTGGCGGTCGCTTGACTGGTGGTTTTCTCCCTATGTTTCTTGCCTCCGCTGCTGCTCCGCTTGTAGGTTCGCTGGTGAGTAGGTTATTCGGCGGTGCTTATGTCGGCGGTGCGAGAAAAGTGAAATCCGCTATGATGAGGGACTTGATGGGGTCTGGTGCTGATGAGCGATTGAAACCAGCGTTCCCTATCTTTACCGATATGGCGTACAAGGTCGGTAGTAAGGTTATGAAGGGTAAGGGGTCATACGGTATAACTGGGGGTCGTGCCGTTGGCGGTAATCCTATGATGATGTTGGCGATGGCGGCAGCACCAGCGTTGGGTCAAGCGTTCGGTAAATTATTCGGTCTCGGTAAAAACGACCCTATTATGAGGGGTGCTGGGTTCTTTGACTTTCTTAAAGATTTAGGGGGCAAACTCCAATCTGGATTGTCTGCTGTTGGTAATGTCCTCGCACCAGCGGCGTCGTGGGCGAAAGACAACCTCCTCCCAATCGCAGGGGACGTGGCAAAAGAACTATTCAAGCAGAAACTAACTGGAAAGTTTCTGCCGAAAGCACCAGCGACAGGAAAGGGCAAGAAATCCCCCTACGACCTCGCTTATGGCGGTGCGAAATGCTGTTCGGCGTGTAAGGGTAGTGGATACACCGTCGGTGCTGCGATGTCGGCACAAAATCACTTTGACCGTGAGGATGAGCGTCTTGCTATGGAGGTGAAGGGTCTCAAAGACGCTAATCGTCGCGATAAAGAGAAGCGATACGCCCTCGGTGCTGGTGGAAAACGCCTCTATATGAAGGGCGGTGTCGGCGGACAACTCGCAGCGATGGGGCAAGAAAGTATGTTCGGTTATGATAATGACGAACAACCCAGCGGTCTCGTCCCCCCTCGTAATGTCGCAACGAAAGGATATTTGACTGGTTGCGGTGCGATGCCTATGTATTCGTGCGGTGGTCGCAAACGCAATATGAAGATGCTGAAATCTGGTTATGCTCTCGGCACACCAGACGCTATGGAGGGTAGTGCTATGGCGTATGGCGGTCGTGCTTTGACCCCAGTCGCCCAAATGAGACCGACGGTTGGCGGTAGTTTTTTTAGCGACGCTGCGGATTGGGCGGATGCTAATGTAAATCCCATCGCAGCAGTA